AAAATCTCGAGCTCTGAAAGCTGAATACTCTACGGAGTTGGCTCAAGACTTGAAAGCAGTTCATGGTTTGGATGCTGAGACAGAATTGTCTAACATTCTTTCTGCTGAAATTCTTGCTGAAATCAACCGTGAAGTAGTTCGACGCATTTATACAAATGCTCGTTGGGGTGCAGAATCTACAGCCCATGGAACTACAGCAAATGGTGTTTTCGATCTGGACACCGACTCTAATGGTCGTTGGTCAGTTGAGAAGTTCAAAGGTTTGATGTTCCAGATTGAACGTGATCGTAATTCAATTGCTTTTGACACGCGACGTGGCAAAGGTAACTTCATGATCTGTTCTGCTGATGTTGCTTCTGCATTGTCCATGAGTGGCATGTTGGAAACAGGTCACGGAACTGGTGGAGACTTTTCTTCCACTACCTATGTTGGTACAATGAACGGAATGAAAGTATATGTTGATCCATACTATGGAACATCTGCTGGTCAATTCTATGTTGTCGGATATAAGGGAACTTCTCCTTATGACGCTGGCATGTTCTATTGTCCTTACGTTCCACTGCAGATGGTTCGTGCAATGGGAGAGAACACATTCCAACCGAAAATCGGCTTCAAAACCCGATATGGAATGGTTTCTAATCCGTTTACGGCTATTACATCTGGTGCAAACTCCTACTACCGTAAGGTTGTAGTTACAAACTTGATGTAATCTTAGTTTTACACTAGAAACAGGGACCTTCGGGTCCCTGTTTTTTTTTGTCTAAAACTAAACTTCTTCCTTGTATTGGGGTTTTTAATTTAGTATAATTCGTATGTGGTGGTGTTCAGATAGATCAAGTAATACATATATAATATTATTTCTTTAATGGCTTTATTGAGTATATAATGTTAAGCATTAATAAAGCATTAATGATTATTCCTGTTAAATCAAGTTCCCACCATTTAGCTTTTGTTGTATAGCCTTTAGCATGTTTATGATGATTTGAATGCCATCCCTCACCAAATGTTAGTAAAGCCACCCACCAAGTATTCTTTGATCTATCAGCTATTCTATAATTAGTATAGCCCCATTTATGACAAGCACTATTGACCAACCAAGTCACATGGTAGACTACTACCAGTCTTACAAAGATTCCCCATACTACCCATGAGATACCTCCCATTAAATAGAATAGACAACCCAAAGCTATTTGATTAAGAACAAAATATTTTTCTAGGAATTGATAAAATTTGTCGCCATTAATATCTTTAGTATATTTTCTTAATCGTGCTTTATTATCGAATCTGTATCTATCATAGCACATCCATCCAATATGTGACCACCAAAAACCTTGACTTGCGTTATGTGGATCATTTGATGTATCCGATGCTTCATGATGCATTCTATGTTGTGCTATCCATTTTAGAGGGCCGTTCTGGCAGGCAAGTGTTCCACAAAATACAACAAAATAGTCTAGCCATTTTGGTAGGAATACGCTTCTGTGACATAGATATCTGTGAAACCCAAAACAGACTCCTATACTGGCTGTAAGCCAATACATAAAGGCAAACAGACCAACTGCTGACCAACAGAATGTAGATGGGAGAAAAGCTAGGAGAGCTCCTAGATGTAGAAAGATGAACCAGCCGATAGTTGTTTTATTCAATTTCATTTTTTTCCTTGTGTAAATATTATAAATATAGTATAGTGTAATATATATAATAGTAAAATAAAAGGAAAAACTTATGGCAATTCGTAATCAACCAACTAACCTCAATCAGCTTAACGTAGTATCGTTTGAAACTAACTTTCTTAGAATGCCTAATGTCAGCTATTTCTGCCAGAGGGTGAGTATTCCAAGTATCACATTAAGCAACACTATTCAAGCAACACCATATTCTAATATCCCAATAGAAGGAGATGTATTAGAGTTTGAAGATTTATCTTTAAGTTTTATCGTTGATGAAGATATGCAGAATTATTTAGAACTTTATAACTGGCTTCAATCATTGGGATTTCCAGACAGATATGCTCAATATGATAATGAAACATTAGCTATTAAATCTGATATGAATATTATCATACATACGAATAAATCAAATCCAAATTATAGTATAGGGTTTAAAGATGTATTTCCAACATCTCTTGGAACTATCGCTTTTGACACTAACGCTACCACATTAGATCCAATAGTAGTGGATGTTGTCTTTAAATATACGGGGTCATTTACCGTAAGCAAACTAACTTAACTACTTCCTTGTATAATCCCTCAAAATTTAGTATAATTGTTTTATGAATATTAATGATTTGAAAGAAATGTGCGTAAAAGACACAGCAATTGATGTTACTGACCTTGATGGGTATTCTGTATCAATTCCCGAATTATCTAACAAATACCATCAACTAGCTTATACTGAAAAAAATATTTTACGTTTTCTTCAAAGTGAATATAAAATTATAAAACTTGCTAGATGGAAGTATTATTCTGGAAAGGCTGATCCAAAAGAATATGAAGATGAACCGTTTGATTTGAAAGTTTTAAAAAATGATATGGATATGTTTTTAGATGGTGATGCCCAAATTATTACTATAAAGAATAAGATGGACGAGCAAGAAGAAAAGATTAAATTGATAAATGAAACTGCTAAAGTTATTCAAAATGCATCATTTAATATTAGTAATACTATAAAATGGAAAAAGTTTTTAGCGGGTGATTTGACATGATAGTTGTTGCAAAGTTAAACGAAACATATATACAATTGTCCTGTGAACGACATATTGCTTATGAATTAAATGAATACTTTTCTTTTAAAGTCCCCAATGCACAATTTCATCCAAAAGTAAGATCAAAAATGTGGGACGGAAAGATAAGACTTTTTAATATACAGACGGGTCAACTGTATCTAGGTTTACTTCCTTATCTAAAGGAATGGGCCGAGAAACATTCTTATAAACTACAAACAGATATTGTAGATGCCAGGCATTTAAAAGAAGGTGATATAGATAAGATTAAAGAGTTCTTTGATTCACTTAACCTTCATTGTAAGGGTGAAAAGATAACACCTAGAGATTACCAGATATCATCTTTTATGCATTGTGTTAAGAATGATAGATCATTATTGTTATCACCTACATCATCTGGAAAAAGTTTAGTTATATATTCTTTAATAAGATGGTATCAAAGATTTTTAGATAATGACAAGATGTTATTAGTTGTTCCTACTACAAATTTAGTTTCTCAAATGTATGGTGATTTTGGTGACTATTCATCTAATGTTGATGATTGGGATGTAGAAGAACAATGTCATAAAATATATTCTGGTAAAGAAAAGAAAGCAGAACAACAAATATATATTAGTACTTGGCAAAGTCTATATAGATTACCGAAAGAATATTTTGAACAGTTTTCTTTAATAGTAGGTGATGAAGCACATTTAGCAACAGCTAATTCATTGAAAGGTATTTTAGAGAAAACAACATCTTGTAGGTATAGATTTGGGACAACGGGAACATTAACAGATTCTAAAACACATAAATTAGTATTAGAAGGATTATTTGGAAAAACATATACAGCTACTACATCAAAAGAATTAATGGATGATAAGCATATTTCTAAATTGAACATACAATGTTTGCAATTAGAATATCCAGAAGAAGAATGTAAAGAGTTGAAGAAAGCTACATACCAAGAAGAAATAGATTTTATTGTTACACATACAAAACGAAATAACTTTATATGTAATCTGGCTTTAGATCAAAAGGGTAATACGTTGATTCTATTTAATTATGTAGAGAAACATGGTAAAGTTTTAGAAAAGATGTTATTAGACAAACAACCTAAAAGACGAATCTTTTTTATAGCAGGTGAAACAGATGTTGAACAAAGAGAAGAAATTAGAAAGGCAACAGAAGAAGAAAGGAATGCAATAATTGTTGCAAGTTCTGGTGTGTTATCAACTGGTGTAAATATTAAAAATTTACAATATCTAATCTTCGCACACCCATACAAAGCAAAAGTGAGAAACTTACAGTCAATTGGTCGTGTATTGAGATTGGATGATAAGAATAATAAAGCAGTATTATATGATATTATAGATGATCTACATTATAAGAAACATCAAAATTATGGACTGAAACATTGGAAGGAAAGGTTGAATATTTATCTGAAGGAGAAGTTTGATTATAATTATACATTAATACCATTATAAGGAATAAGAAAATGAGTAAAAGTAGGAAAAAAAATAATAAAGATAGATTTGAGAAAAAGAAGATGATTGCCATTAAGAATAAAAATAAAGAAATCCTTGAACAGGAGGAACCGTTCGATGAAAACGATGAAGAAGAAATATTGTTGCACCAAATGCGACAAGAAAACATTACAAACTAATTGTTCAGAAGGTTTTACTGGTAG